ATGATGCGCGACCAATTCTCGAAGCTACGGCACAGAATTTTCGTATCGCCTCCTGGTAGGTGTAGGACGTATTCGGGTAGTGGTGATGCTCTGAAGGTGTATGGGATGTCGTAATACTCAAGGAAGTTATCGAAGTCGGTTTGCCAGATGTCACGGATTAGTGGGCCGGTGGGCTCCATCACTGTGCCGATGAATCCTTGATTAGCTGCGGCTAGCGTGACAGCTTTAGCGCAGAGTGCGCGGGTTTTACCGGCACCGTACCCAGCGCTAACGCCGATGATTTCAGTGCTGCTATCGGTAACGAAAGCCAATTGACCAGGATGCAGGTCAGTGTGGATTTGTTGTAACGTGGCGTCTAGGTCAAAGTCAGCGGCACGATCTAGCACTTGAACTTGTAGTTCAGCAAGCCTAGCAAGTGCTGGATTAGCTGTCCTCATCGTGAACTAGCTCTTGGCCAGTTTTAGCTTGAATGCGTAACAGGATGGTGCGTTCTTGTTCTGGGTTCAGGCCAGCTTCAGCGATGGCAGACACTGCGGCTTCGATGCCTTCAATTTTGGCGCGTGTTGCGGCAGCGTTGTCAGAGTATTGACGACGATATGCAGGAGAGTGAGTAAGCATCCATTGAGCGGATTTGCTGTCACCGTCTTGAGCACAATTGGTGATGATGTTGATGAATTTGTGAGCACCTTTAGCGCGACCTTCATTGAGAGCTGTTAAAAGCAGGATTTCTTCTTCTGTAGGATTGTCGCCTTTAGCATTGCGAACCCACATACGAAGTGCGTCGTAACTTACGCCAACTGCGGGTGCGATATGTTCTAATGCTGCGCCATATTCAGCTAGGCAGCGCACCTTTTCAATGACATCAGCATTGAGTTTGTAGTGACGACGCCGAGGCTTCATGGGGCAGAAATAATGTGTCTTTGTTTTTAGTATAGAGTTCCGGCGGCTTTTGTGGGTTATTCAGGGAGTAGTACAGAGCAGTGTAGTAGTCGTCAAGGGTTTCGGTAATGTCCGAAATTCGGATGTTTGAAGGGTAGAGATCAGGGTGTAGGGTCATGCTGCTGTTGCGGCGAGTGTAGAGATTGCGATAGCTGCTGCGTGCTCAGCCTGTTGACGTGTTAGACCAAAAGTGCGTTGACGAATAGCGCTGGCAACAGTGTGTAAAGCAGTAGAGCTAAGACCAGCATTGTGCAGGTGAGAGCGAATGATATCTGCACGTGTGGTGTTGTTTTGTTTAGCGAGGGTATCAAGGAATTGAAGGTCAGATTCTTCTAGGCGGACTTTGATTTCACGCATGATGCAGATTCAATTGCCGCCTGAATGCGACACAGATCGTTGTTGAATGATGATAGCAGATCAGCTGGGAGGGGGAGTTGATCTTCGTGAGCATTATCGAGGATTGCTCGGGCTTGAGCTTTGGCTAGGTCAAGGGTGTCGGAGAGGGATTGAACGACAGGCTCTTGACGGATGGTGAGCGGTTGCATGGGGTGGTTAAAAATTGTCGGGATTGATGGTGTTGTCACGCAGGAGGTTGACGTGACGGACGCCATGGTAACCCGTGGGGAACGTTTTCCAATCAACGTTCATATTTTCTTTAAAGCCGGGCGACGGCTCATCAAGGTTTTCGAGTCTTATAAGTCCAACGTCGAGCATGTGTTTAAGGGTTTGGCGAACCGAGGACGGATCAAAGGCTGAGGAAGTCATCAGAAGAGGTTGGCAAGGATTGGGTTGGTAGTGGGTTCATCATCAAAACCGCGATCAGCGGTGAAGACACGTGAAGCAGGGTGCTTAACGGATTGGGCCTCAGTGGCGCTGTAAGGCGTCTTGGAGGGTGGCGTGAACACATCACCCCAGCCTGAGGCAATGGCGCGTTCTAGGGCCTCTTGGCGTTGCTTTGGGGTCATGTCGCGGAGCTTGTTGCAGATGCGCTTGAGGACGCTGCTAGAGCGCGTGCCTTTTTTACACGACCAGAACTCCGTTAGCAGCTCACCGCAGTCCTGTAGGTCAGGTGGCACGGAGGCTGCCGGAAGTTTCTTCGTTCGATTTGGGTCCTTTTCCGCGCTTGCGCGTTGGGTTTTTGTTCTTGGGTTCTTGTTTATGGGTTCTTGTTCGTAGGTCGTTTTCGACCTAGGGGGTAGGTCGTTTTCGACCTGGGGGGTAGGTCGTTTTCGACCTAAGGTACCTAGGTCGTTTTCGACCTGGGTCAGATTCGACCTAGGTGTCGGTGCATCGGTTTTGACGTGATAAACCGTCGTATAACCAAGCCGTTGCTGGGCTTCAATCCACCCGGTTTGCTTGAGCCATTTCAAGCAACGCTGAACGATCTTCCGGCTGATGCCGGTTTCCATATGGATCGTGTGCAGCGATGTCCAACAGCCTTGCTCTGAGTTCCAGCCATGGCGATGCAGGACGGCATAAACCGCCCAGGTTGACGCATCAGCCTGATCCATCAGCTTGTATGGGATAGCGGCAAAACCGCTGGCGCTTACCTTGTTAGGCATGTGCTAACCTCTAGGTGTGATTTGGTTTTTGACCAAGCGGCGGCGGCAACCGTCGCTTTTTTTTGGCCGTAGGTCAGTCTAGGCAGTCATACCAAGCCGTTACGGTCTCTTCATGACGGCAGATCAAGCTATCAGCAGCGGTTTTGATGGCGGTTTCTTTGTTGCGGTTAATCCAGCTAGCAGCGCCTGTTGCCCAGTACGCTGCCTCTTCAGCAGCGATCTGAGCGGTGATGAGATCGTGAGACCTGCGTGTTGTTGCTAGGTCGTCCTGCAGGGCTTTGAGCAGTGCTTGGTGGTTCATGGCCAAAATGGGTGGCACGACAGCTTGGCAGTGATTCAGCTAGCAGTCAACGGCTTGGAGCCAGCGCCACAGGGCAGCAAGCGCCACGTCGGTGGTGGCAGGATGGTCGAGGCCAGCAAGCGCGTGAAGCCATGGCGTGCTGCGGTAGCGGCTGAAGCGATGGAGGTTGGTGAGCAGATCAGCGGCGCTTGTGCGGTGAGTATCGTGTTTCGGTTCCGCAGACCGAAGGGTCATTTCAAGACCAATGGTGATCTGCGCGACACTGCACCACGGCATTGCATCGTCAAACGTAACGACATTGATAAGTGCATTAGGTCCACACTGGATGGGCTGGTACAGGGCGAGTTGCTAGTGGACGACTGCCTTGTGGTGACGGTCAATGCAGAAAAACGGTACTGCGTTGGAGCTGAACCGCCTGGTGCGGTGATCGACGTGATGCCGCTTGAATAACCGGCACAGGACACGGTGCATGGCAGCGCAGGCGGGCGATACTTACATCAAGCGGGACACGAGCCCGCACCACCCCAAGACTCATGATTGCCACCTACGCAACTGCAGCCGACTTCACCACTTGGGCCGAGCGTGCAAAGTTAATGACTGTCGCTGAACTGCTCTACACGGTCAACGACTGCCGCCAAGCTGCCGAGGCAATCCGCGGATGGAATCCCATCAAAGAGGGTTTCTACATGGATCAAGCCAGCACTTACGGCATGGAGCTAAACCGCCGCTGATCTTCCTTAGTGGATCACTAAATTCCATTGGTGATCCACAAACTAACTAGCCATCAATCCATGAACTACAAAGAAGTTGCCGAGCGTCTTGCGTCTTGCGGCTTGACACCAAATACATTTGGCGCCGTTGCCAAAGAACTGATTTACAACCAGCGACTGATCAACGATCAGCAATGTCCAAACCCAGAAAGCCAGTGGCAGTTTGGATTTGGCGATGGCCTGCGCTGGCTTGAGCAAGAAGCGATGAAGGTTTCCGCTGAGCTGCAAAAAACCGATCCACCCGGTAATCCATATGAACCAGGTTCTCTTGAATGGAGCTGCTGGAACAGCGGCTATCGAGCAGCCAAGCATTAACCTCCACGCGGCCAGCCGGAGCCGCACCCAATCCGGCAACATTCCACCCCTCAAATCATGATCACCATCATCCGCAAGCAGCGCCCGGTTCTTCCGGGCGAATCACTCCCACCTGTACCGCCGACCTACAAGAAACCTGCACCACAACTCCCACCAATCAAATGAAACTCCCAACCGATCAACAGCTAGGTCACCGTATTGAATCCATCGCCCGTACTATCGCCACCATTGTCGCTTTCGTATACGTCGCGGGGTTCACCTTCGGTAAGGCTATCCATTGGCTATCTCAAAACTTGACCACATTGCACACTTATCTGCTGATTGAC